GTGACTTTGAAATCAAAGAACTAGAGACTGCTATTAAATGGTTAAGTGAATTGGGATGTGATGGTATATCCGAATCTTCAAGGCTAAGTTCTAATTTCAAACAATTATTCTTATTAGGAGAGAATTCGGAAAATCTATTAAATGAGTTAGAAATGGATATCATAAGAGACCACTCTAACTTGAAATCATATGATAAACCTGTTATGATACATTATAGAAATTACGGGGCAATGAATTTGCCTACAACTCTATTTAAAATGATAAAATGTGTTAACTCAGAGCCTGTAAATTTAGGAGATAAATGAAACAATGTAAGATAATAGTTAAAGATGAAGTTAACGTAAAGATAGAAGGACTTGAACTAGCGGAGCGCAAAGCACTGATGAAAATGTTTGAGTACGAAGTACCCGGAGCAAGGTATCTTCCGGCAGTAAGGCTTGGTAGATGGAATGGTAAGGTTAGCTATTTTAGTTTAGCCGGTAGTACCTATATTAACTTATTAGAAGAAATATTACCAGTACTGGATAGAGCAGGATATGATATTGAGTTGGATGATACCCGAGACTACACTACAACCTTTGAGTTTGCTGAAGTGTCCGAATCAACATTTGCTCATAAGAATTGGCCGAAAGGTCATCCCAAAGAAGGCACGCCCGTAGAGTTACGTGATTATCAAATCAGTATCGTTAACAACTTCTTAAAGAATCCGCAATCACTACAAGAGATTGCAACCGGTGCAGGTAAGACATTGATGACAGCCGCACTAAGCTACAGCATAGAACAATATGGTCGTAGCATTGTTATCGTTCCAAACAAAAGTTTAGTAACACAGACGGAAGCAGACTATATCAATCTAGGATTAGACGTTGGTGTATACTTTGGTGATCGTAAAGAGTACAACAAAACACACACTATCTGTACTTGGCAGAGTCTTAACAATATGCTTAAGAAAACAAAAGCCGGCGAAGCAGATATTATGGACTTCATTGAAGGTGTTGTTTGTGTGATGGTAGATGAGGTTCATATGGCCAAAGCAGATGCATTAAAGACATTACTTACAGGCGTGTTTGCTAAAGTTCCTATTCGTTGGGGACTAACCGGAACTATTCCTAAAGCTAAGTTTGAAGCACAGTCATTGTTTGTTAGTTTAGGACCTGTCATCAGTAAACTAAGTGCAAGTGAGTTACAAGATCAGGGTGTATTAGCACAATGTCACGTAAACATTGTACAGCTTAAAGATGAAGTAGAGTTTAGTAATTACCAAAGTGAGTTGAAACACTTGCTTGAGGATACACATAGATTAGATGCTATTGCACAGTTGATATTAAAGATTAAAGAAACTGGTAACGTATTGATCCTGGTAGATAGGGTTAATGCAGGTAAAGAAATTGTTAGTAGATTACCAGATAGTGTGTTCGTTAGCGGCGCTACTAATATGGTTGATAGGAAAGAAGAATATGACGAAATTGCAACGAGTACAAACAAAATTATTGTGGCGACTTATGGTGTGGCTGCTGTTGGCATTAATATACCTCGTATTTTTAATCTAGTTTTGTTGGAGCCAGGAAAGAGTTTTGTTCGGGTTATACAAAGTATTGGGCGTGGAATTCGAAAAGCAGAAGATAAAGACTTTGTACAAATCTGGGATATAACAAGTAGTTGTAAGTTTGCCAAACGACACTTAACCCAACGTAAGGCTTTTTATAAAGAAGCAAACTACCCGTTTGACTTAGAAAAGTTGACATACAGATAAGAATATGATACAATAACAACATGCGTATATTAACACTTGACAACGAATTCTATAACTTAGAAACTCTCCCAGAAGAAATTGATGACCTACGTTTTGCAATACTAGATAATAGTAATCCCACAAACGTAGATTATCACTATATTCCACTAATCTTTTTAGAATCATTTAGTAGCCCTGCACTTGTATTAAAGATTGGTAACAGTACGATTAAGATGCCCATTGATTGGCAAATATTGATCGGTGAACAAGAACATGGCGACTTAGAAACATTACCACTAACTAGTATCAATGATAGAGGGTTCAATGCGTTTGAGTTTAACCCATTAACTAGTTTTAGTCCAAGTTTTGTACCTATTGAGATTGTAGACATTTACCATGATGTAACATGGTATGCACCCCGATTGAAGAATGGACAATTCTTATGTGTACCATTAGATGATGGAGTAAAACCTAGATGTGTATATTTTGTAAAAGAGATTAGTCGTAACTGTGAGATTGTAGATTATAGTCAGGCATTCTAATGGCAACTAAAAAGACAGCTATTCCCGCAGACGAGAAACTAGAGAATCAAGACTTTAACTTGTTTGAAGCTATTGCGGCATTAGACAAGAAAGACTATGATTATTACGATAGACTTACTCCTGAACAGCAACGTAAGTTTGTCCCGTTTATGTTAATCAAGTGGTTAAGTTATGTAAAGGGTTCTAGTGATATTGCAGGATACTATGCAATGAGTACAGAATATCACGCTAATAAATACTTCTTTAATGAGAATGTATCAAAGCATCCTAAACTACAATGGTATATGATGTGTGCGGCAAGCCCCGGCAAAGGTAAACAATATCATCAGTGGTTACCACAGATTAAAGAACGTGTAAGTTTGTTAAAAGAACCAGCACAAGTAAAAGAAATCAAAGAATACTTTACAAAGATTTATCCTAAAGCAAACAGTGAGGATTTAACAGAGTACTCAAAACAGTTTGTGCAAGGGCAAAGAAAGAAAATGCATCTTGCAGAAATATACCCCCATTTAAAAATAGCAGACATAGAAGTACTAAGCCAGACAGTAACAGATGAAGATATCACTCAATACGAAAAAGACAGAGGCAACTGATAAGACAATCAAGTATGGTTGTGATTTTTGCAATAGAGAATTCCTACGTGAATCTACTATGGCTAAGCACCTATGCGAGAACAAACAACGTTGGATGAACAAAGACCTACAAGGCAATCGTATTGGCTTTCAGTCTTGGCTACAGTTTTATAAAAAGAATACTTCAACTAAAAAGAATAAGACATACGAGGAGTTCATTCGTAGTGCTTACTACACTGCCTTTGTAAAGTTTGGAACTCATTGTGCAAATATCAATGCAATAAACATTAGTAGATACGTAGATTGGTTACTGAAGAATAACATCAAAATTGATACTTGGGCTAGTGATAGTGTTTATACAAAATATTTAATTGAGTATTTGCGGGTCGAAGATCCGTTAGATGCTATTGCACGTAGTGTCCAAACTACTATGGATTTAGCAGAGAACGAAGGCATTGTACCTAAAGACTATTTGTGTTATGGTAATACTAACAAGGTATGTCATAGTATTACCAATGGTAAGATTAGTCCTTGGATGTTATATCAGAGTAGTAGTGGCGTAAAGTTCTTAGATAGTTTAAATGAATCACAGGTCAAGATGGTTATTGACTATATCAATCCAGAGTTATGGAAGATTAAGTTTAATCGTGAACCAGAGAATGTGAAACAAGTTAAGGAGTTATTGAATGCTGGCGGGTACTAGAGTTCGTATACCTTGGAAAAAGGGAGATACTATAGATTGGGATGAAACCTGTGCTTGGGCGATAGAACAGTTTGGTTTGCCAGGAGATAAGTTTGAGACACACTCAACAGAAGATTATATGGATTTTTATTTCACCGATGAGTGTGATGCTATCTTATTTGAGTTGAGATGTGGTTAACGTGCGACAAGTAACATTGTACATTGATATTGATAGAACCTTGGAAATAGTACATGAGTTAAAACGTCACGGTTGGTTTATGGGTAAAGATTTTGATTTTGCGTGCCATAAACCAACCTATGATAACTTTAGTGGATCTAATTGGGAACCAGAACTAGAGAGGCATACTGTGTTTACTTTTTACAACGATATTAATGCAAGTTATTTTATGTTGAGGTGGGGATGATATATGAACATTATGACTATGATGCTGGATGGAAAAACACTAAACCCGGTTGGTATGAATGTACAGTACGTGCTAAACATCTTGTCAAATACAATGAAATAATTAAATGGTTAGAAAATAATATTGGCAAACACGAACGTCATTGTAGATGGTGCGTAACCGATGATGACCTAATCAGCTTTAAGTTTAGATATGAAAGAGATTATATTATGTTCACATTGAGGTGGAGTTGATGGCAACAATACCTCAAATACAAGACTATGATGATGACGATCCAGAAATAGATAAACGAAAGAATCGTTGGAACTATTGGGAAGCATTGAAGAAAGTTCGTAAAGAATATATGGAACAAAATCGTGAGTTTGACGCATATGATTTTGAAGATTATCTTACTGGACAATATGGCTTAAAGATGAACATAGTCAATGGTAACATAACGGATGGTTATGAGATTGTTGATGAAAAGAAGTACCTAATATTTTTATTAAAATTTCAATGAACAATACACCCTTTCCCATAACATCTTTACAAAAAGGTAAATTTCTAGTATCATGGCCTAAGTGGGGCAACATTAAAACGTTTGATATTAAGAAAAAACTGTTAGATGTGCTATTTGAAGATATCGGTAGTGATGAAGTTGGTATTAGTATTTCGATTGTAAAATACGAACTTGATATTATGTGGATTACATTAAACACTTGGGCACAAGACGTTAATGGAGAATATGCTAGATACCTAGAAGATATGTATGAGATTAAAGGTGTAGCATTCAATAGTGAAAATGAAGCCTTAAAGCTACAAGATTACTTAGAGAAAAAATATATTTGGAAAACATTACAGGCATAATATGGCAAATGATATAATGATTGATATTGAAAGTTTAGATACAACACCTAACTGTGTTATCTTAACTATTGGCGCAGTAAGATTCGATCCTAAGGGTAGTGGTGTAGTTGAACGTTTAGAGTTGAGACCTACAATTGAGGATCAAACAGAAATTTATAATAGGAGCATAAATGAAGATACATTACGTTGGTGGAGTGAGCAGAGCCCTGAGGCACTTGAAGAAGCTATGGGAGATAGCGGACGACTACCATTTGCTGAATGCATGGAGATCCTTTATAAGTTTTGTTGGAACCGTCGTGCTGTCTGGAGTAACGGTGCTTCCTTCGATTGTGTCGTTATGGAGTCTGCTTGGCGGCAGGTAAGTGACAAGCCTAATCCTATCCCCTGGCCTTTCTGGTCTATTAGAGATACACGAACATTGTTTGAAATAACAGGTGTCAGTCTCAAAGATGGTGGACATACCACAAGTCACAAGGCAGTAGAAGATGCCGAAAGACAAGCAATCGTTGTACAAAAAGCTTATACTAAACTTATTAAAGCAGAACTGGTAGCACCACCAAAATGAGAATTGATTCAGATATTGACATTGACTTTGGTGATAGAGATAAGTTATTACAACTTATCAAACACACCCCTGCCGCTATGCGTAATGCTAACCCCATGCGTAAACACGCTACTGGTGTTTATATTACAGAGATACCATATGACCCGGTCAATGATATGGCGGCAATTGATTATGTTGTAGCAGAACAGCGTGGATATTTTAAATTAGATTTGTTGAATGTTCACGTTTATTCACAGGTACGTGATGAGTTGCATTTAGCAACATTGATGCGTGAACCTAACTGGGATAACTTAAATAAAAAAGAGTTTGTTGAGAAGTTGATTCACTTGGGAAATCATTATCAATCATTACAGAAGATGCCTAGTTCTGTTGATAGTATCCCTAGACTAGCTATGTTTTTAGCATTGATTAGACCGGCTAAAAGACATTTGATTGGTCAATCTTGGTCTGAGGTATCAAAGACTATATGGGATAAGAATACTGATGGGTATAGTTTTAAAAAGAGTCACGCTGTCGCATATGCACATTTAGTAGTTGTCCATATGAACTTGTTAGAAGAAGCTTAAACGATTCTTTTTACTAGAGTAATGCTACGGCGTTTACTTCTACGTTTGTTTAGTTCAGATATGCTACATATTGGACCATGTATGATAGTTAAGCTTTTGTTATTAAAAGTACGAAGATACGGCTTGAATATAGTCCATTCTTCTTTTAAGAATAAGTTAATAGGTATAAGTCTATTACTCTCCCACCACCAAACATCACCTAATTCTAAGAATCTTTCTTTAACAATATTATCCATTATTGCCCCGTAATCGTAAATAGTGGTTACTATATCATCTCTATTTTGAACTATACCAACATAATCTTGGTTGGCGTGCGAACATATAGTTATGAACGGGTGGTTTACTGTTAGTTTATTAAAAAATTCGTTTGTAATCATTGTTATTCTTATTACCGAAATATTTATCACAGGAAGATATGGCAATATATTTTGATAAATATCATTATGTACTCAACTCAAGTTTTCGTCTATACTCAAAGACAAAT